ACTCTTTGCACCAACTCTAAAACTACTCTCACCATCAATGTTTGCAAGGATACCCATTGCCTGGGCATGACTAAGACCTTTATATCTTAAGTATTGATAGACTGCTTGTGGAGATATTACACCACCCTTTATCTGGTCACTAGGCTCAGAGTATCCACCACTTTGTCCCTTTGGTGCAGTATCACCATAGATTTGACCAAATCCAAAGTCAAGTGGCATTGTCAATAAACGAATACCATTAAAGACATCTCTTTCTAATTTCCTCATTGCATCGGTCATTTTACCGACAGAATCTTCCACTGTCCTCTGCGTCCCAGTGAAGTCAAATTTTAATACATCTACCAAAACTCCACCTAACAATTCACCAAACCCAGTCATGAATAGTGATATGTCTCCAATCACATTCAACATTATACCGATTAGTTTGTTTACCCTTTCAATTAATTTCTTGGCACCTTCAATAATTTTTGGTAAGTTGATGATTAACCATCCAACCAATAATGTACCAACAAAATCAAGAATCCTTCCCAAGAATCCTTTCGTGCTGTCCATGACAACTTTACCAGTCCTCTTGACTGTGCCAACGATTCCTGATGCTTCAATTATACCCTCTTGCTCTTTTCTTCTTACAGCATCTCGTCTTGCCAAGAAGAATTTAGCACTATCTGATATCGACTTTTTCTTTATTTCATTTTGCTTTGCTATTGATGTTGCAATAGAAGTAGTAGTCTTTTGTGCAGACTGAAATACCTTACTGACAGAAGAAACACTTCTCGATAGTGAGGATATTCTTAACGAAGATTTTAACGCTAGAGTGTTACTTGCCATTGGTTATCAGGTTGGAATGATTCCTAGTGTTAGAGCACCAAAGGATGGATATGGTGAATCAACATTAGCACTAGCAATAGCAGGTATCATATTCGCCAGTCCATTCCTTCCTCTAGTAGAAGCTTTCTTCGTATCTGCAGGCAATTCTACGAAACTAACTTTTGTTGGTGCTTTTGGCTCTTCACCAATCTTTGTTGATTTATCTTCTATTAATGGTGCTGATACTTGTGCCGCTGCAGCATCAGATTTATTCTGAGGTTTCATTGAAACTTCTGCTGCAGCATCTAGACTTTCAGCAGACTTTTCCTGTCCTCCACCACCAAATAACTTATCCAAATCAAAAGAATATTCTGGAAACATATTCTCAATAATTTGCTCAGCACCAAGTGAGACTGCAGATGCCACAGCAAATTTAAAGAAAGGGTGACCAGGCGTCGCCATAAATGTCTTACTAAATATCGCACCACCTGCTATTAGAGCAGGGACATTTACATTAAATCCACCTTCTTCTTGAGGTTGAGTAGCGGTAGTCTCACCACCACCATCATCATTATTATCAGCAGACCCAACACCAGCAGGAGAATCTCCACCAGCAATCGCACCTGCTGGACTAAATGGTAACGAATTATTGACCAGAGACATGGCATACTTCAAAGTATCCATGATAGGTTTTGGTATCACTTTCTCAGCAATTCCCATCACAGCACCAAGTAACGCTTTGATAGGTCTCAAGAATAATCCAACCAGAGACGCCTTTGCAATAAATCCAGCAATCCTGAATAATGTGCCTCTGAAAATCTTAAATCCACCTTGCAGAGCAAGTAGAGTAAGACCAACCGTAGAAAGATTCTTGAGTACGTTATCCTTTATCTGCTCTAGTTTTTCTTTATTTCCAGTCGCAAGTGCAGATATAGTTTGTAATCCTTGATTCAACAACCATCCAAAGAATAGTCTGTTGAAAAACTCCATCAAGTTAAACAAAGACTTCTGGGCACTACCAGCAATTTTCTGCACTGGTTTTACAAGAGTTGCCTGAATCTTCTTCTCGATTATACTTTCTTTTCCTTCTCTCAACTGCTGTTGAGCTAACAATCTTTCTTGCTGATTCTTCTGTCTTTCTTTTAGATTCTCTAACGCTGCAGACTGTGCAGTTAGTTGTGATATTGCTAATAAACTATTATTGAGGACAATCATTTGATTGCCTACTCTTGCAAGAGTATTGTTTACACTTGCAAGGGCAATCTGATTCTGCTGTAAAACTTCTGCTGTATTCTTATCTTCAATAGCAGCAATTTTTCTAGCAAGAGAGCTGGCGAAAGTGGCGCTACCTAAGACGGATGACGCTGCTCTTCTAGCACCACTTAGTCCACCCGCTAGGGGTGATTGCATCTCAGCCATTTGCTCTTTGTTTCAGTGTTTCCTCCTCAATGTATTGCTGGAGCAAGGAAAGATAAACTTCCTTTTCCCAGGGTATCATATTTTCGAGTTCTGTCAATGAGTATTTATGGTGTTGCATCAAGGCAAAATTTACCTTAAAGTATGACTCAAGATTAGTATGAGCCATACTTACCCGAAAAAAGCTGCTAGTCCCTCCAAGACAACATCACTTTCAACACCTGTATTAGGATTCTTAATAGTCAACTCATGACGAAGTTTTGGCATCGTCTCAAAGAAAGTCTCAATCTCTTTGAATTGTTTAGAGCTAAGTTGCTCCAAGAAATCTCTCAACTCTTTCTTTGTGCAGTCAGATGCATTCCATGATTCCTCTTCATTATATACTTGCTCAATACAGGAGCAAATCAAATCAAAGGTGTCATTTACATCAATCTCTTCACCAGAGTTGAAGTTTGATTTGATAAACTCAGTCATAGAAGGATACTTCATGCGAAGAATCAAATCACCACTCAGGGTAATATCCTTGCTATGATTTTTATTAATCTCAACCTTAATATCATCCAAGTTGATTACAGTAGGAACTTGGGTAACATTATCATCAGGACAGGTAATCATTACCTCAACTTCTTCTCCAACAGACTTGCCACGAATATTCAGGAAGAGATATTCAATGTCGAATGTTGAGAGTTGGTCAATCTTGACACCTCTAGTGATAACGCAACTAGAGATTACATCTTTGACAGCATTAGCAATCTGCTTATTATCTTCACTTTCCATCGCAATGATGAGGACTTTCTCTTCCTTGACTAGAAATGGTCTATACTTAATTTTCTTTCCAGTCGAAGGAATCTCCAACTCATATGTTGGAGTAGATATTTTTGGTAAAGGCATAACAACCCAAAGATTTCAGTTAAGATTATTTATTATCAAAAATTAGGTCCTTTGTAGGTATAGTTACCAGTAAAGTCTAATCCAGCAGCTTGAGATGCATCATAGTTTACTGAACTCGTAAATACATTAGTATCTTTAGTAGGAATTGGTTGGGTATTATAAATTGAATCAAACTGATTACTTCCTACAAAATCTGTATCCGAGATACCATTATTCACTATATTATTAGATGTACCTCTGTATAGAGAGTAACTATCAAATCTACCAGCAACATATCTGTCAACGTTAAATGTGACGGTTGCTTTCAATATCTCAGAGTTTCCATAAGATACAGGAATGGAGTTTATCGACTGCGGAAACATTCCATAGAAAGTATACTCGATATTATTTTTGTAGTCTCTATCAAACTTGATTATCTTAGTCTGATTACACTTATAGTCTTCTGGATATGCCATTCTGAAGAAGTAACCATCAGATGCTTGAGATACTCCAGAACCACTAGCAATGAATTCCATCCAGTGCTCGAAGAATTTAATCGTCTTATACTCAAAGTCAACATAGAATTCTAGTTGAATCTCAGTAAATGCTCTAGTGTGCACCATTTTTTCGGTAACACCCATGTAGTTACCAACGATATCTGCAGTTGCAAAAGAACTTCCAGGTATTACAGCAGAGCTGCAAAGCAGACCAGATGTTTCTGTAATGAATCTATATCCAACATCTCTCACATTCAAGTGCTGTCTCAATGCAGTTGGCAATCCACCAAAAGACAGCAAGTAATGAGATGTTTGTGCGAGTCTCGAAAGAGTTGGTTTGAAGTCTGATATCTTCCTTGGTTTAGGTGCTGGCACTCTAAATACCTTATACGAGTATTACATTATTAAGTATTTAGATGGCATATAAAGGTAAATACCAACCTTCCAACCCAAAGAAATACAAAGGTGACCCAACCAATATCATTTACCGCTCTCTCTGGGAGCGTAAGTTTATGAGATATTGTGAC